GCGTAAAATTTCGTGCGGCGCCGATTCTACCACATTTTGGGCAAAATGTCAAGAACTTTTTAAGTTTCTGCTTTTTTAAGCCAAATAGCGAGTCTTACTGGGATAATTACACAAATTTGGGCATAATTGGAAAAAGTTCTTGACATTTCGAGGCCGCGTCCGGCCCGCGAGAGTTCATTTGCGTTCCTGACCAGGCGAAAAATAGTTCTTGACTTTTACCTTAACTTCGCGGATAATAGTCTCATAGTTTGAAAAGGAAGGGAAATGACGAATAATCAGTTCAATCTACTAATGATGCACGGCGGAATGATGCGGGACGGACTGAGTTCTGAGGCAGCCCTCAGCATGTTAATTTTCATGCAGGAGCCATCGGGAGATATAATATGGCTAAAAGAATATCTAAAGGCAAGCGCAGAAGCAGAAGGCCCAACGCCCACGGACGCCGCCTTTCAAAAGCTTCGGGAGAGACTGAAGCATATCAAAAGCGCAACCCCGTAGCAAAATTCGGGAGAAAGTTTAACAAAGGTGGGGTTCATAGGGACCGTACCAAGTATTGGAGGAAGAAGAGATGGCAAAAGGACGACGAGTAGTAAACAAGCAAAAGCAGCCCCAGCGTGTTAGAATGCTGAATGGCGAAGTGGTAACCCCTGTTCGCTGCTACTCTAATGTAGTGGGACAGCGTTGGAACCTCATGGGTGGACAAGTTGGTCGTGATGGCGAGTCTATTAAAGGCTCTGACGGTCGGCCTGTGCCCTTTCAATCAATCGGCGAGTTGGTCTGGAAGTAAAAAATAAATCTTGACAACTTGGTTAAAATACGAGATAATAGTTGTCATGAAATTGAGAGATAAAGTTAAAAAATTATTGTTTGGGAGAACAAGTATGGCAGAAGTTCAAAAAAATTACACTGACGAGATGGTAGTATCCATGGTCGATCAGTATACCGCAACCCCGACTCGCGCTACTGTAGATGCGCTGGCAATGGAGTTTGGTAAGTCGGCACGCAGCGTCATCGCAAAACTTTCACGCGAAGGTGTTTATGTAGCCCAAAAGCCAACGACTAAGTCTGGCGCTCCAATTGTGAAGAAGTCAGAATTGGTTGAGCAGATCGAAGGGCATCTTGGTATTAGTGTACCGTCTCTTGCAAAAGCGACGAAAACTGATCTTGATAGCTTGGTACAATCGCTCACCAACTAAAAGGGTGCAACCCAGGCCTCCGGGGAGATAGGAGGCCTTCAGGCTTCACTGGAAGTCATATTGTTGAAGATGCGACGCTAGGTGCGAAACACCTGTTAGATGCTACGCATGTATCCGAGAGGATGTGACGTAGCTAGCGCTGATACAGTATGCGAAGGTTCAATCCCTTCGGAGGCCACCAGATAAGGCTACCTACGTAGTAGCGACCCTTACCCTCCCGGGGCATAGTAGGGAGGGCATTTGAAAGTATGTTTGGACGAAAATTGGTATTGATTCCTATGGACAAGCATACTTTCAAATGTGGGGAAGCCAGGGACTGTTCCGTGCTAGACACGGGTGCAAATGAAACAGATAAGGCAGTAAAGATTTCGGTGAAAGTACAATGCCCTGCCGAAGCCTCGCATTTGTCTGATAGTGCAAATACTATCCGTGAGATTTACGGCCCACGCGTCACAAGGGCTAACCGACCCCTACCAGTAAGCTAGGTGCGATGAAAAAGGGGGTGCAGGAATCAGTAACCTGCAATATGGTCTGATAGTGCCTACACTATCCGTGAAAGATGCCCGATACACGTTAACTGACTGGGCGCACTTAAAGTAAAAAAGGAGAAGTCCTTAGGCGAGAGAGATGGAATTTTGGAAGTGGTCCTTTCAACAGGCTCTTTCTTTAAGGCAGGTTATATGTTGTGAAAATCACGATTTCCCTTGAACTTAGATTCTACGCCATTGTGTCGTAGTCTACTGAGGAATAAAAAATCGTATTAACGAAGGGCGGTTGTTGTAAACAATGCTACCCTAACCAGGGAGCGGCGTGGGACAACCATTCAGTAAAAAGGCGGAGGGTTTTACTGCAAACTATATAGTTTGGTAAAAAGAACTTCCTCGATCTTCGGGTCGGGGGAGTTTCTTCTCGAAAGGAGTATAAATGCGAGAGTATGAAGTCGAAATTCTAGAATCCTATGAGCGTGTCAGGCGCATTACGGTAAAAGCTGGTAATGAGAAACTTCTAACGGAAAGGTTAGAGGACATGATCGAGGCGCGACGACGCAGAATTGGAATGGATGAAGCCGACGTAGTAGTACTTGAGCTAACACTCATTGAATGAGGAGGTGACAAATATTTAATTAAGGAAGGGTTGCTTAGGCAGCCCTTTTTTATTTCTTGACAAAGTACCTCAAATATTGTTATAATACTCATCAGAAAAATAATCTACAATTTTTATAAGGAAAATTTTTATGGCTGGTAAGGTAATTGACTTTAGTGAAGCCCGAGAACGGCTCACTAACAGACCTTCGGACACTGATTTCTCTGTGGAGAAAGAAATGGAGTGGGCCAACGCAGAACTCGATGCGGCAGACCTAGAGTTGGATAAAATCACTGAGGAGTTAGATAATTTGACTCAGTATATGATCGAACTAACTAGTTATCTTAGTGGTATTTCTGTAGCCCAAACAATCAAAGACGACGGCTACGACGAGTTTATCGCAACTATTGAGGCACAAAGAAAACACAGAGAGTACGAAGAAAGCGGTGAAGCTCCAATACAACTAGAGCTTGAGATGGGAGAAGGTGAAGAAGCACTTCTAGTAGATTTTACACCTGACTTTGAGATTGACGATGATAGTTAAAGGCAGTATGAGTTATACAGCCAGCGGAAGAAAGAAAAAACCAATCAAGACTAGAAAAAGGAAAGAGCATGACCGACGTAATCTTAGTAGTTCTGGGGATAGTAGTTACCGTGGGGATTCTATTGGGAGTCACAGCACTAACACTGCATTTAACGGGCAAAAGTTATCCCCGGAATGGGAAGCAGAACGACGAGCTATAAGTAGTAATTATACTATAGCCCCTGCATATAACAAAGGGGCTTATCAAGTTATCGGCAAAAACGAAGTGGAGGATATTGGGAAATGAGTAAAATTGGATCATACAATATAGAGCTGGAAGACGCAGTATACTCTATGATTGACGAAGGTGAGCAGTTCGACGACATTGTTGAATATGTCAGAAAAACTTTTAAAATGAGCGATAACGGAGCGTACGATACAGTTGGAAAGCTATGGGACGAGATAGCTAATGTAGAGTCACAGTACGAACGTTTAAGTCATGGAGTCAACGATATGTCCGACGATGCGGAAGCTTTAGCTTCTGCTGGCTGGGGCACAGACGAAGACTATGGAGGTTACTCTAATGAAGATTACTTTTAGGAGAGATTTCTTTAACTGTTTCAAAGCCAACAAGGAGTTTTTGTTGCTACCATGTCTAAAGATAGATTGGTACTATGGGATTGGAATCCATGGAGGATTCCTGTGTTGGAGATTCTTTTTAGAGTGGGAAAATAACAAAAGTGGCAAACTATAACGAAGAACAAGTCCAGCGTATGATTGACGAATACAACCTCACGCCTTCGCGTGAAACCGTAGAAGCCCTGGCGAAAGAATTTAACAAAAGTCCTAAATCAATCATAGGCAAGCTAGCACGCGAAGGCGTATACCAGAAACAGATATATGTCTCTAAAACTGGCGAAAAACCAATAACGAAAGTCGAGATTGTGAGAGAAATCGCGGAAAACCTTGGCTTAACTGAAACACAACTGAGCGGGCTGGAGAAGAGCCCAAAAGGAGTATTAAAACTATTATGCGACAATATATAATTGCGCTGAACCTAAGCCTACAAGATCACGAAAGCCCAGAACAGTGGTTAAACAAACGTCTGGGATCTATTAATTTGGCTGGGGTTGGAGTCCATATCGAGGAGGTTAACAATGGCCAAGATAATACTAAAAGCAGAACTAGACGTAGTAGTTCTGGAGAAACTAAGGGAAATTCTGAGAAATCATCAAATTGAGTGGGAAGAGAATATAATTGTGCCGGAAAGAAAGGAATCGGATAAGAGATTGGTTGAAAACCGAGAAGAGTCGTATGAGATTTAAGTATCGCGAAACCGGCGAAAATTGGAAGGGCGGTAGCAGCTTTGGGAAGAAGTTGAGGTGTGTTAACTTATTAGTTGATTACAAAAGTCATGTTTTGTTTCAGGGTGTTTATCGAATAAATCAATTATATCTAGCATTTTCTTCGATCAGATACAAGCTCTCTCAGTGCTTGCTCCTAAAGTCGCAAGCGTCGAGAGGTAGTACTCAATCAAATAGAAAATTCGATACAAGCGATTTATTCCGTTGATTCAATTGACTGTAGTAACTAACAAGTTATAAAATATTTTATCACACTTTTCAACATAACACAAGTATTCTTTTTGACCATGTGGATGTATGAACGGATTGTGATTTGCTAGATTAACGGAAAAAAGTTTTATTTATGACTAGTACAGACGAAAAAATACTCGAAGAAATACTGCGAGGGCAACGCACGGTATTGGAATTATCGGACCAACGCTGCCGTAGAATACTTCTCTTACTAGTAAGGCGTATACGCAGGGAGAATTCACGATGAATGTAGAAATATTTGGACGGCCAGCATGTGGCTTTTGTGTCGCTGCTAGAAATGTTTGCGAGAAAGCTGGTATTGAGTACACTTATTACGAGCTGAACGAGGACTTTACCGTAGATGAGTTGTTTATAAAAGTGCCTTTTAGTACTTATCCTCAGATATTTGTGGATGGAGTACCCGTAGGAGGCTATAGCGACTTTATGGTCATACTAGGAGAAGCAACAGGAGGAATTATATGAGTCCATACGAGAGCTTTTGTCAACGAATGTGGCTTGACTACTGTGATGAACATCAGCAGCCAATCGGTGGAGAAAAGTTGTTAAATTATGACGAATACTGCGATCAGTATTCAACTTACTTGGAGGAGAAATATGTGGCAGGCATTACTAAAACTGTCTCTACTCTTAGTCATTAGTGGTTGTGCTACAGAATTCAAACCAGACTACTACGACTATCCAGTAGAATGTTACGAAGATGAAATAAAAATTTGCGATGGGCACACGCCCAGGAATTTAGAGTGTAAATGCTACACTCGAATTGTAAGGACCACTTATTAATGGCTTACTCAGATAAAGTGTTGGATCACTACCAGAATCCGAGAAACGTAGGAAAATGGGAAGAATCCGAAGATATCGGTACAGGTATGGTGGGAGCACCCGCCTGTGGAGACGTTATGCGTCTACAGATAAAGGTGAAAGACGGCATCATAGAAGATGCTAAGTTTAAAACTTATGGTTGTGGAAGTGCTATAGCTTCGAGTTCTCTTTTGACCGAATGGGTGAAAGGAAGGACGTTGGACGAAGCGAATAGTATTAGAAACACCGAGATCGCGGAAGAGCTTGCTCTACCTCCAGTAAAGATTCATTGTTCAGTACTGGCAGAGGATGCGATTAAAGCAGCTATTCGTGATATAAGGGAAAAGCAAACATGATCAGTTTAACCCCCGTTGCAGCTTCACATATAACCAATTACCTAGAAAACCGTGGAAAAGGAATCGGCATACGTGTTGCCGTACAGACCACAGGATGCTCAGGTTTCATGTATGTGCTAGAACCAGTGGATGAACGAAATACCGAAGATGAACACTTTTTTAGTCAAGGCGTGGATCTGTTCGTAGACAAGAAAAGTCTTCTCTACGTGCAGGGCACAGAAATGGATTATGTAAAAGAGGGGCTGAATGAAGGGTTTAACTTTAAGAATCCTAATGTTTCAGCAGAATGCGGTTGTGGCGAGAGCTTCAACATTTAGGAGAGTAACATGGAGAGCGAACTACCAGACGACTTAACAATTATAGACAATAGATTAGTTCAGTATCTAATACTGACAGGCTATTACTTGTATCAGGGACATAATTTGGAGGACATTTCTACAAATTCTTTATCTAACTTAAAAGAGCTTGTAGAACTTGAAATCCTGTATAGACAGAACAAAGAAGAATTTGAGGCATAGTATGGAAAAGACAGAACTACACAGTTTTATTAGTAAAGATAAGGAATTTGAGGCAAAAGTATTTATATATGAAGATAAGTTTTCTGCTTATCGTCATGTTGTAGAAGTCTATCGTGAGGGCGCACACACGGCTACTTATGATTTCAGTAATGAAAACATGGCTAAGTATTGGGCCGATGATTGTATGCTAGACTATGAATTATCCCGCGTTGCTAAGAGAGGAGAAAACTAATTCTAAGTACTCTCCTCGTAGCTCCTCTGGACATACATCAATACTTGGATATAACTCCAGTATCGAAACTTCAGGTTGTGGTAAGTTCTTTTTAGGCTCTTTTCTGGGTTCCTTTCTTGGGAATCCCTGGGCCTTGTAGTACTTATAAGCTCTCAAAGAATTATCTCCTCTTTGTCGGGCCGTCCCTCATTTGTTGTCTCTTCTGAGACCTTAACGTTCCTTCCATTTTCTGGCGTCTTCGTTTTGCTGAGGGCTTCTCATAATGAGTCCTCGATCGAATTAATTGGAGCTTTCCATCCTCTTCGACCTTACGTTTAAACCTTGAAATTGCTTTTTCAATGTTATTATTTTTAACTTCCACTCTCACTCTCTTTTAAGTTTTCCATAAATTTTGATAATCTGTTAGCAACACCTAGTTGGTTGTCTACCAGTACCTCTGTGAACTTCATGACCCATGCCATGTCGTAACAAAACTGTTGATCAGAAACATCTAGATCTAGGTGTTCCTGTGCGTATTCTACAAATTGAAGAGCTAGCATATCAGCAAACTCCTTTGATCTTTTTTGACGTGTGTAATATTCGCCCGTAAACTCTAATACTTTACCCATAATATTCTCATTTTGGTGGCCTAGAAAATCTCCAGCCACGCTTCCTCAAGTACTGAACTTGTAGTCTTATTGCATTAGGACTGCGCTTTAGATGTTCTGCGCACTGTTCGACTGTTAACAAATAATAGTTCTCCCTAAGCCAAACCCTTTCTCTATCTGTCCAACGCATATTTAATTTACTTTTTGAGGATACGAGTATTATAATACAGCAGACGTATAAATGTCAAGATATTTTTTTAACTATGCCTTAAATAAAGCTTGTATTACCACGTTAAAAATAGTTCTTGACATTCACATATGAACCCTGTATAATATACGGATCGAATGGTAAATCGTTTATCATTCGTGCAGGCGTAAGTGGATAGGAAGTAACTTACCTATCGGGTGGGCTGGTCATAGGTAGAGGTCGCACTCCAACGAAGATTGCTACTTATATGGGATTTTACGCCTTTCAATAACTCGTGGTTCCGTTTAGGACCACAATTCGCCTTCCGTATGGGGGCTTATAGGAGAAATAAATGACTACAGTACAAGCACTGTCGAACGATACGTTCAACCGTATGTGGCTCGGTTTTGACCACATTCACAACCATATGACGAATATGGCTAAATTCAATAATATAGAGTATCCAAGGTATAATATAAAGACCGTAAATGGCGATGATTATGTTCTTGAGATGGCCCTTCCTGGTTGGAAGAAGGAATGGGTTCATATTGACCACTCTAAAGTTGAGAACAGCCTCTTAATCAGAGGTGAGAGACCAAAAACAGAAAACGAAGAGTCTTATGTTCATAAAGGGATTAGTGGAAAATCATTCACTAGAGACTTTCGACTAGCAGAGCACCTAGAGGTATCAAGTGCAAAACTAGAAGATGGACTTTTAACGCTTGAGTTAAAACTTAATACGCCTGATGAACTGCAGCCCCAAGTTATAGAAATAGAATAAGTTAATAGCTTATCAGGCAAAGTAAAAGGCTCTGCGTTTAACTACGTAGGGCCTTTTTCGCTTTAGGAGAAGTGAAAAATGGATACAGACCTATTTAGGGACTCCCTTAAACTGGGAGTTGATCCAATCGATGTAATGAAAGTCTATCGTTCCGTAGTAACAGGACTTATCGATAAGATCAGAGAAAAGTTGAGAGATATATGGGACGCAGGCCATGGAGCAATACCCATGGTTGGAACCATCTTCGCAGTACTGGCAGCCCCAGTATATGCAGTATGTGCGTTAACGTAGAGAGTAAGGAGTAAATATATGCAGATGAGTCAAACGGGCGTTGCCCTTTTAAAGCACTTTGAAGGACTAGAGTTAGAAGCCTACCAAGATTCGGTGGGAGTATGGACTATTGGATATGGACATACTAAACACGCTATTAAAGGTATGGTTATAACAGAAGAAGAAGCCGAGGAGATGCTAGTAGAAGAGTTGCCCGAGTACCAGGATTATGTTAGAAACAGTTGTAACATTATATTGCAACAACATGAATTTGACGCTTTAGTATGTTGGACATACAATCTTGGGCCTACTAATCTTAATTCCAGTACCATGTTGAGGAAGTTAAACAACGGGGACTCTAATGAAGTTCCGTTTCAAATGAAGAGATGGGATAAGGCTGGAGGAAAGACTTTGTTAGGACTGTCTCGTCGCAGGAATGCTGAAGCTCTTCTTTTTAAAGGAGAGGATTGGCAGGATTACTTAGAGGTAGATGCATAGTGCAGTATATATTTATTATTGCGCTACTAGGATCTCTAGGTGGCCTTGGATACAAGATGTATACCGATACTATGAATCGGATGCAATCTATAGCAAACGAAAAGGCCGCTCTAGAGGTCCAACTTCAAGAACAAGCAGCAGCTATGGAAGCTCAGTTAGAAGCCATGAGGTTGCAAACAGAATCTTTAAATGAGATGAATGATAGGGCCGCTATAGTAGAGGCTCAAATGACTTCTTATTTAAAAATTTTTAAGGATCACGACCTTACGCGCCTCGCGCGCGCAAAGCCTGGAATGATTGAAACACGGGCAAATAAAAGAACAGATGAAATATTCACGGAGGTAGAAAATGATACTAAGCAGGTTGTTGCCACTGACGCCCCTGCTTCTGATGACAGCGTGCGTTAGTACACCCATCACAGAAGTAGAAATTATTACAAAGCCTATCGAAATTGAGATAGCGCAACCTGAAAGGCCCCGTGAAGTCAAACTGGAGAGACCTCGATGGTTTGTGGTCAACTCATCCAACCTAGAAGAATTTTTGGCAGAAATAAAAAGAATACAGAGCGATGAGCCTGTATTTTTTGCGTTTACCCCTCAGGACTATGAGAAAATGTCCTATAACCTACAAGAATTAAGACGATACGTTCTGCAACAGAACGAAATAATTGTATACTATGAAAAAATGACCGCGCCGAAGACCACAGAAGAGAAGTCCGAAGAGTTACGGGAGGAACAGCTCGAAGAAGTAAAAGCAACCGCTACACCAGCTGAAAAACCAGCTAAGTGGCAAGATAGAGTACGGGGGGTGTTTAAACGTGAGAAAAAAGAAGATTAGAGGTAGATTCAGGGGTAAAACAGGTCAAACAATGGAGGATATGGTTATGTCAGCCCTGGCTAATAGCCAGTATAGGGAAGAAGTTGATAATTACTTTGCTGCACCTGAGCATGAGAACTGCGGTACACCAGATTGTTGTAACTCATGCGATGATGAAGAAGGGTTAAACTGGGACAGTCTTGTCCCTCTGCCTAAGAAAGTGGGAAAGTAATGACGGATGATAGGTGGAACTGGTATGGGGAAGAGGATGAAACTAGCAATTGGAAACGATCACGTAGGAATTGAGTTGAAGCTTCAGTTAGACAAATACTTTCACTTAGGCGGCATAGATACTAAACATTTTGGTGCTTTTAATTCGGATAGGATGAATTATCCAGAAGTTGGTTTTCAAGTTGCTAATGCAGTTAGTTATGGAGACTTTGATGTAGGAATTCTAATTTGTGGGACGGGTGTCGGTATGTCTATTGTAGCCAATCGAGTTCCTGGTATTTTTGCTGTTGTCTGTAGTGAGCCGTACTCAGCAAAAATGTCTAGAGAGCACAATGATTCCAACATTCTTTGTTTAGGAGCAAGAGTAATTGGTCCCGAACTAGGGGAAATGATTGTAGATACATGGTTGAAAGCAGAGTATAAAGGCGGCCGGCATCAGGTCAGATTGGATATAATTAATAATTATGAAGAAAAAAGACTTAGATACTGAAATAGAAATTATACCAAATGGTAGGTGGGATTGGTACGGAGAAAGTATGAAAAACGAACACAATATTTATAAAGCAAAGTTCTGGATATATGAGGAACAAAAATATGGAACCTGGGAAGAAAGCCAAGAGTTTTACCGCAAGCTGGACGAGGAGAAAAGAGTTCAAACCACTGAAGCCTATATCCGACAACACCTTTCGTCCAGACCCTCTTCTGGCACGCCCGCGTGGAGCGACCTTCGTCGCCGGTTGGTGGAAGACTAAATGACTTTACAAGAATACTACGAAAAATATGGTAGAGATTTTGATTTCTCTGAAGTACTTGGAGGTCGTTGTAACGAGGAGGAAGAATGTATTACTTTATACTAAAATCAATACTTGGTTCCATAGTAGGCAGCAGCTTTTATACCTGGTGGCAGGATACTCGTATGGGTGTCTGGTTCCAGAAAAAATTAAATGATACTCTTGATGCATTAGACTGGGAAGTTTTGAAGAAGGAAGAAAAATGGAGAAAAGCGTACCCTAATCTAGCATTACAAATGGAAGAAATTCTAGCAGAAAGAGAACGATTAATAACCCGAGTAGAGCGACTCGAAGGCGCTATGGATATACTAGTTCCAGAGCGTAGGCAAGGAGCAGACTAATGAGCTGGATTAAAAAACGCATGTGGGAACGAACTTCCTTGGATGGTGTAAGTCTAATACTTATAGCAGGATTGGTACTAATAGCTGCTCCAATAGTAAAACTATTGGCGTGGCCAGCATTGGCGTACGGAATTTATACTCTAGTGAAGAGCGAAGATAATGAGCAAGACTCTTGAGCCCGGATCTAGATTTGCGAAATTCGATGTAGATGGAGACGGTGTAGTCACTGACGAAGAGATGGAGCAGTCTACAGCTATGTTGGAGTTGGAGTTGAGAGAAGAGAAATCTGATGCTCAACGTCGAATGGCTTGGATAGCAATGGCTTCTATGATAGTATTTACCATAGGACTTTTTGCCCCAATTTTTACGGACAGTAGAATTAATGCTTTAGCTGATATATTAGGATTATTCTACATTGCCCAGGCGGGAGTCGTGGGCGCATACATGGGAGTCTCCGCATGGATGAGCAAAAAATAACAAAACTAGCAACCTTCTTTGAAGAAATTAAGAGGCTAATACTTAACGGAAGCAAGGAAATAGACGAAGAAGACGAAAAACTCTCTGAGTTTGAGTACGCCCGTAAGTATAGTAAAACTAATTCTATGGCCCAAGAATAGTGGATGTATATATTCAAAAAGGGGCTTTCCCCCCTGCTCTTTGCGATCTAATAAAGTATAAAGCTTATACTGATCATGTACCCGTTGCAGGATTAATTGGACCCGCAGAGAAAGATAAGCTTAGAACCTCTGAAGTACGTTGGCTGCGTAGGGGTGATGAGTGGAATAACCTTTTTGAATTAATGGAACAAACAAGTGCTAAAGTAGGCTGTGAAGTTTTTGAGACATTTTGTCTTGCTTTAGAGCCTATTCAATTTAGTACTTATGTACCTGGCTGCTCCTATGGTTGGCACTCTGACTGGTCTCCTACTGTACCGCGTAGACTAAGCTTTACGATACAGTTAGATAACTATGAAGACTATGAAGGAGGAGACCTGGAGTTTAAAGATGCTGCTCTTCCTGAGAATGCATTTTTAAAAGGCGCTTTAATTATATTTAAGTCTGAACTATGGCACAGGGTTACTCCTGTAGTATCAGGCACCCGACATTCTCTAGTCGGCTGGTTTCGATAGATGATTGCAGCTTTAGCTTCTGGCACAGGGAGCAATCTCGAAGCACTACTTGCAGCTAATATTCCTATAGATCTAGTAGCTTCTGATAAGCCTAACTGTAACGCTTTAAAGATAGCTTCAAACTATGGAGTTCCTAATATATTTGCATATAAAAAACTAAAAAGACTCGAAGAAGCACTGAGTAAGCATTCTTATGAGCTAATAATTTTAGCAGGATTTATGAGAGTACTTAGCCCTTCGTTTGTGCAAAAATACAAGATAATAAATATACACCCTTCTTTACTACCTGAGTTTAAAGGCTTACATGCAATTGAACAGGCTCTAGAAGCTGGAGTACCCCATACTGGTATAACAATACATTATGTAGACGAGGGAGTAGATACTGGTAAAGTTATTTATCAACAGAGCTGTCTTATTTCTTCAACAGACACAGCATTAACTTTACGACACAAACTTCAAAAAATAGAGCATAAGATGTACCCTGAAGTTATTCGTCGTTGCTTTAGCGGGCTGACTTAGATGAAGCAACTAGACCTCTTTGATAAAGAGGAAGAAGAAGAAACCTTAACTCTCCTGCAAGCAATAAAAAATGACCCCATACAGCCTATAATACTTAGTATAGCTATGACAATTTTTATAGCAGGTGCCTTCCTTACCTAAAAATAGTTCTTGACAACTTTCTTAATATTTGAGATAATATTTTCTAAGAATTAAGGAGAGTTTTATGAGATCAAACCTTGTTGATATAGATTTGACAAGCTACCGTGACTTTGTTCTAGAAGTCACATCGGAACCAAGTATGAAACATTCAGCCTTGGTTGATCGTTTAGAAGAACTCCAATATGCGGCTAGTACAAGTAAGGTTAATTGGCCTGAAATTCTTACCGCAGCTATCGGCCTTCAGGCCGAAACCGGCGAGTTTGCAGAAATAGTTAAAAAGTGCATATTCCAAGGCAAAGAGATGGATGAAGCCGCTCAGTATCACGCTATGCGAGAGCTGGGGGATATTCTATGGTACTGGATACATGCCGTTAACTCTCTCGGTCTCGATCCAAACGAGGTAATTAGGGAAAACATTAAAAAGTTGGAAGTAAGATACCCTGGAGGATTTGAGATAGCTCGCTCTGAAAACAGAAAGTCAGGAGACATTTAATGAATAAAGACAATAAGACTGAGTTTACTTACTCAGTCAGTGATTATAATATTGAAGCTCCTGTATACCATTCGGTAGAAAGGCCTCAGCACTATAGTAGTTCAGGTACTATTGAATGTATTGATGCTATGGTGGCAGCTTTTGGAAGTGACTCAGTTAAAGATTATGCGAGAGTAAATGCTTTTAAATATCTTTGGAGGGCTCACGAAAAAGGAAAAGAGGAGGAGGATATTCGTAAAGCTATTTGGTACTTAAAGTTTAGTATTGGAGATGACCCGCGTGGTCGCTAAGCGAGTAAAGAAAAAATCACACGAAAAACTTACTGATGTCAATATTCAGCATGTAATGGGACTGCTACAAGCAGAAAGTCCAATTACTAAAAAAGAAGCGTGCTCTATATTAAACATTAGTTATAATACTACAAGACTCAATAGTATTATTGAGGAATTTGTAGAAAGAAGGGAGTACCGAGAAAAGCGTAAGTCTGAAAACAGGGGAAAACCTGCATCAAAGCACGAGATAACAAATGCTATCGAGTCCTTTTTGAATGGTGTCCCAATTTCAGAAATTTCCGCTAGAATGTTTCGCTCACCAGGTTTTGTAAAAGGAATCGTTGAGAGAGCGGGAGTACCAAGAAAAAGGTCTAAAGAAGAGAAGGATGGTTATGAACCATACTTTTTACCAGACGAATGTATTAGGGAAAGTTTTAGAGACAATGAAATAGTTTGGAGTGCTTGTTATGATCAAGCCGCTGAAATAATGCGAGAAGACACAACTAAGGACTATGAAAGCATATATGGATCGAAATGCTACCAAATTTATGTCTTTGAAATGTTAGAGTGGAATCCTGATATGTTAGTTCGTGGTTGGGTAGGAGAACATAAAGTAGGCTTCTATGCCCATTCTTTAGCGTATGATTTAGGAAGTTTAGAGCACCTGGAATCGTATGGAGTAGATATAACGAGATTACAGGGATGAAACATGACATTAGACGAATTTATGATTCTTTACCTCGCTTTTGCGATGTCGGGGGCAGTAGTAATGATAATAACTATATTTCTTCCTGCTATGAAAATGGTGGAAGAGATAGAGCCTTGGAATCCTTTATTGCACCCCATAACTGCAAGTGTGGCGGCCGGAATCATGTACATTTTATTTTTCCTTAGCGGACCATTAATGATTATGGTTATGTTCCGTAGGGAATCTTTTTTAGAACATTTTGTGGAGGGATTGTTAAACAAATGATTAGAGAAAACCTAATAATTGCATTGCTTTCCAAATACGAAGGTGAAATGGCAGAAGCGAAGGCTAATATCGAAGTGTACCTATCAAATCCTGTAGGGATTGGGGAGCATCCAGATATTATTGCTGCGCTTGATTCTCAAGTAGCTAAGTATGCGGAAGCAGACGAGAAGTGGAATGTAGTTAATGATAACTTTCTCGATAGCGATGAAAGTGAAGACTATGGCCAATCATAGTGGTAGAATTATTTCTTATGAGGAAGCAATGAAAGAACAGATTGCCGATATGAATAAGCACCTTTATGATGCTTATAAGAAGATAGTATGTCTTCAAGAAGAAAATAAAAAGCTCCGTAGTACTCTAACTGAGCTAAGCGAGCAAGGGCTAGGAATTGGTGTTAAAAATGGCTAATTGTCCTCAATGTAGATCAACAGAATACGAAGAAGCATCCGATGTAGTACAGTTCTTGTACAATAATCGTCAGATTGCTGTGATCGTACCTGTTATGACGTGTTGGGATTGCGGTCATAAGTGGACGGACGAAAGGGCCAAGGACATACAGTATAAGGCTATTTTAGAAGCAACTTAAAAATAGTTCTTGACATACATGTTATTTTTTGGCATAATATTTAGACATTTTTGGAGAATAAAAAATGGCTTGGGACGACGATAAAAAAGCGCAAGCAGTTTCCATGTACGAGGAGCAAGACCCAACTCCTGAGACTAGTATGGAAATCGTAAAGGAAATCGCGGAAGAATTGGATGAAAGCCCGAATGGGGTTCGCATGATTCTCACGAAAGCAGGGGTATACGTTAAAAAGTCCCCTGCAACCAATGGTGGTAATGGCTCCTCCGGCGGAGGCCGTGTTAGCAAACAGGCTATGCAGGATGAGTTGTCAGCGGCTATTTCAGACGCGGGGCAAACTGTTGATGAAGATATCATTAGCAAGTTGTCTGGAAAAGCGGCGCAATACCTTGCAGGAGTTATTCGCACCATAAATGACTAGCTGGTAAAGCTGGTCACACTCGGAACTACTACTCGCCACCCGGCTAATCTAACCAGAAGTAGTAGTAGTTCCGGGTTTTTTTCTACCCAGGAAAACAACCTAGCACCTCGTTGACGTGGATTTCTAACTAGGAAATCTTCGTGAATAAAAAAGAATTTAAAGATGCTGTCTCCAAACATGGAGACGCAATAATAACGTATAGAAGCACAAATTCCAAAAAACTAAAGTATAATGTCTGTACTTTAGACTTTTCCACCCCCTACATAAAAGGTAAGAAAAATAGAGCAAAAGAAACAGATTCTAATGTCCTTTTGTTCTGTTGGGATACCGATTCCTATAGACTCCTTCGCCCCGAGAATGTTACCAGCATTGTCCCTTTATCTAGTGTACTCCGTAACGGGGACACAAAATGATAGATCTATGGCAGACTCCAGAAGAATTCAGTAGGGTTGTACATATATCAGAGGAAGGAGATTACCAAGTAAGATTAACTGTAAATACCTTTCGTGGTAAAGAGTATCTACACTTACGAAAGTATTATTTAAGTTTTGATGAAGAATGGCTTCCTACTAAAGATGGGATAGCCTTACCATTGGATTTAGATAATTCTTATCAACTATTTACAGGCCTAGTAGAAATACTCTCATTAGCAGAAAGTCGAGATCGGGTACTTGAGCATTTTAAAGATGCTTTTACCGAAGCTTATATTAGTTCTTGACAAAACCCTTATTTTTTGCGATAATATCTTTTCAGAAATTGAGGAAGCCCAGTGAGATTGAAAGCACAAGTAATCGAGCTGCTAGAGAAAGCTAGTAAAGCCTATTATGAAGGAGAGCCTATTATGCCCGACGATCAGTTTGATCGTTTGGCAGAGTCGCATGACTGGAATAGAGTAGGGTATACTCAAGAAGGCGAAAGAGTAAAACATCTATATAGGTTGTATAGTCTACAGAAACATTTTACAGATGAGGGCGATGAACACGCCCTATCCACTTACAAAAAGACTGTAGTTACTACCCCTAAGTTAGATGGAGCTTCGATTTCTGTTCTCTACAAAGAAGGATCGCTTGCACAGGTTATAACACGAGGAGATGGAATTACAGGTATAGATATTACCTCTAAATTCTTATCCCGAGTGTGTTTCCTGGTTCCAAAAACTATTCAGTTTACGGAGTGTGACTTCCAAGTCACGGGAGAGGTAGTTTCTCCCAAAACAATACCCAACGCTCGCAACTATGCTGCAGGTGCTTTAAACCTGAAGGATGTTAGCGAGTTTCTCTCCCGTGACTTGACCTTTGTAGCTCATAGCTGTTTTCCTTGGCAGGCGGACTGCTATACTAATGATATGAGACGATTAGTCGGATTAGGATTCCGAACAGTATTAGATAGAGATTATAATGAATTTCCCCAAGACGGTACAGTATGGAGAATAGATGATAATACCAATTATGAAAATGAAGGGTATACTTCTCACCATCCGAGAGGGGCTTTTGCATTAAAGTCTAGAAAAGAAGCTGTGGTGACAACTTTAAGAGATGTAGAATGGCAAGTAGGTAAATCTGGGGTAGTATCTCCAGTTGCTATCCTAGAGCCTATTCAAATAGAAGATGCTCTGATAAGTAGAGCAACATTACATAATATATCATACATTGAAAGTTTGAACCTAGAGATTGGTTGTCAAGTAAAAGTCATAAGGTCGGGAGATATAATTCCTAGAATTACTGGACGTGTGGAAAAATAATTCTTGACTTTTGTTGATTGTCTTTGCTATAATATCCGCATACTTTGAGAAAAGAGCAAATGGAAAAACAAATTATTCCGCCAGACCTGTGCCCCAGTTGTGATTCAAGTCTAGTATGGGAAAACGACATACTTTACTGCAGGAACACAGAGTGTAGCGCAAAGAACGCGAAAATGGTTGAGCATTTTGCTAGAACCCTAAAAATTAAAGGATTAGGGCCAAAAAGTATCGAAAAATTAGGATTGGAAAATATTTCTGATATTTATTCAATGGATAAGAGTTTTATGGTTTCAAGGTTGGGAAGTACGTTAGTCAGTGACAAACTGCTTCAACAAATAAATGATAGTAAAACAGCAGGTCTACAGGAACTGCTTCCCGCCTTTTCAATTCCTTTGTTTGGAAGGACTGCCTCAGAAAAACTATGCCAAAAAGTATCTAATATAAATCAAATTAGTAAAGAGGTATGTAGTGCTGTAGGTATTGGTCCGAAAACCACTGAGAACTTGATGACTTGGTATGAGAAATCTTATAAATCATCTTACCATACCCTACCCTTTAGTTGGAAAGCGGTACACTCTACCGAAATCCCATTAGAAGGACCAGAAGTAGTCATTACTGGTAAACTGGTTTCCTTCAAGACTAAAGAAATAGCTAAAGCTGTTCTGCAAAAGAATGGATTTTTAGTTAAAAACAGTGTCACTAAGAATACTGAGTTTTTAGTGAATGAAAGCGGGATTCCTTCGGCTAAAACGAAAAAAGCAGAAGCAGAAGGCATCTCAATAGTAACAAATATAAACGAATTACTGGAGAATTGATATGGCAGTACCCAAGTGGACTGAAGATCGCACCACAGAGTTGACAAACTTTGTAGGTAGTGAAAGCCCGGTATCTCAAGCAACCGTTGCCCAAGCGGCAGAATCGCTTGATACTAGTTCTCGTTCAGTATCCTCGAAGTTGCGAAAAATGGGCTATGAAGTGGAACTCGCTTCCGCTACTAGCACTCGCACCTTCTCAGATGCAGAAGAGGCCACTCTACAACAGTTTGTAGAGGATAATTCTGGTGCATATACTTATGCAGAGATTTCTGACACCTTTGCTGGTGGTAAGTATAGTGCAAAATCCATCCAAGGAAAAATTCTTTCGATGGAACTCACCGATCACGTTAAACCCGCTGAAAAGCCTGTTAGTGTACGGACTTACAGCGAAGATGAGGAAGCTACCTTTCTTGATTTGGTTGCAGATGGGGCCTTTGTCGAAGATATCGCAGAAGCTCTCGATCGTCAAGTGAATTCTATCCGAGGTAAGGCATTGTCTTTCCTCCGAACAGGTGAAATTGACGCTATTCCTCCCCAGCGTGAGACTAAGTCTGCGTCAGCGGTTGATCCGCTCACGGAGCTTGGTGACATCTCCGACATGACTGTCGAAGAAATCGCTGAGGAAATCGGTAAGACTGAACGTGGTGTAAAAACCATGCTTACTCGACGTGGTCTGGTTGCATCAGATTATGATGGAGCTGCAAAGAAAGAAAAAGCCGCAGGTTAATCTTTCTTAGCCGACACAAAGGTGGGCATCTCATGGTGCCCGCCTTTTCTTGGCTTCGAAAAAACTAAGAATATAAGATGAATATTGCCTCGGCCCTTCTCAGTTCGTTGATTAATGAACAGGATCTCGAAACCTGGGGGAACCTGCAACTTCATTATTTACCCAAAGAATTTCATAGTATTTATCGAGCTATCTCTAAACACTTTGAGCTGGAAAATGCTCTTCCCACTTTCGATGACCTAATACTTAGTATACCAAGTAGAGAAGTCAAAGAGAAAATAACCGCCTTAAAGTCTTTAGAAATAGAATCGGAACCCTACCTTCTTCTTGAGTATCTTAAAAATGAGTATGCTCAAGGGGAGATACTAGATGAAATTGACACTTATTTAGATAATTCTGTAGCTATGTCTAGGGCTGACGAGAACATCGAAGCCATAGAAGAAATAGTATTAAATCTTAGAAATAAGGTAGAATTAGATACAGAATCAGTAAGTATGCAAAAAATTTCAATTCTAGCCACAGAAGAGGATATACAGAGTTATATTCCGTTAGGTCTGAATGACGAATACGATCAAGGTATGCGTTTTTCAAAACAAGACTTAATTCTTCTGGGAGGAAGAAGAGGCGCAGGTAAATCTTTTACTTGCACTAATATAGCTGTAAACCAATACTTGAATGATGCGAGTTCTTTATACTTTACGATAGAAATGACTAAAGAACAGGTCTTTAGAAGGATGGTTTCTACGGCTACAGGTATTCCATTGAAGAGAATAAACGAAAGAATGATCTCTGATATAGAGTACGAAATGCTTGCTAAATTTCAAGCAGGCAGGTTTGAAGGGAGTGAAGAAACGTTAAATCGATACCTAGAAACAAAAGATTTTGATCAGTTTCAACAAGACGTTACCAAATTAGAACTACGAGAAGTCCAAATGGACATTGTCTATGAACCGTCCCTTACTCTAGCAAAGATTAAGTCTGAGATAGAGCATAAGATATCGGTGTCAGATGTAAAAGTAGTGATCGTGGATTATCTAAACCAGGTTAAACGTTCTAGTGTACCTGGAAGGAATGGACAGTACGATTGGACGGAGCAAATCGAAGTTAGTAAAGCATTAAAGCAATATGCTCAAGACTACGGAGTGCTCATCTTCTCTCCTTACCAAACTGATGCAACCGGCGAAGCACGCTTCGCAAAAGGCATTTTAGATGCGGCCGATGCCGCATACTCACTAGAAGCTTGGAGCCCAACAGACGCTTGTATAACTTTTGAATGTAGAAAGATGCGTAATGGGGCTATGGAAGATTTCACAAGTGAGATGGATTGGGATACTCTAAAAATTGGACCAAAATCAGCTTTGAGTCCTACAGAAAAAGCTAAGCTAAAAGAGCAGATGGAAGATGATGAATAATCTAGTAGACGCATTGAAGTCTTCGGAAGTAGTAATTAAGTATAAAAGCATACTTTCTGGAAACTTAAAAGAAGTGAGAGGAACTTTACTTCCTCCACATTTTGTGCCTCAAAATCCTCATAATGACGCTATAGTAATGTGGGACGTAGAAAATGAAAGATGGGAGGATATAAGAGTAGATACAATAATTAGTTGGATAAGGACTAGCGTATGATGAAAGAAAGCAGGTTTTGGCTTTGCGTTCTGGCTTTAGCGATATTTGCATTTCTGCTGGACAGTTGCGGAGTTTAATAATGAACGTTAAATTAATTAGCTATAGTCAATCGCATTATTCGGCCTGGCCCTCAGCTCCAACTCCTTTGGATCTTGTTGCGTTTTGTGCGAGGGTATCAAACCCTACAAACCAAAAAAATACTAAAACGAGTAAGAAGTTGATAAAGTATTTGATTAAAAACAAACACTGGTCTCCGCTAGAGATGGTTAGTGCTTGTTTAGAAATCGAAACAACTCGTGATATTGCGCGACAGATTTTGCGTCACAGGAGCTTCTCTTTTCAAGAGTTCTCCCAAAGATACGCAGATCCCACAAAAGAGTTAGAGTTTCAAATGAGGGAAGCCCGTCTGCAGGATACTGAGAACAGACAGAATAGTATCCCTACAGACGATAAAGCCCTTCAAGCAAAATGGTTAAGTTGGCAAATGACAATATCCAAAGCTGCAAAAGAAGGGTATACGTGGGCTATAGAAAATGGAATTGCAAAAGAACAGGCAAGGGCTCTTTTGCCTGAGGGATTGACAGTAAGTCGATTATATATGAATGGAACTTTAAGAAGTTGGGTTCATTATATTGATCTTAGGAAAGAGAATGGAACTCAGCTAGAGCATGCGGAAATAGCATTAGCAGTAGCTGAAGTAATCAATGAGCTATTTCCTTTAAATTAAATCTTGACATTTATGTTAAAGTTTGAGATAATATACAAATGGATGTAATAGAGCTTCTGAATAAGCAACAATTAGTTTATACTGTCTCTGGGCAGGATTTTCAAATTAGGTGCTTAAATCCCGATCATGACGACCGTAACCCCTCTCTTCGAGTGGACAAGGTTACGGGAGTCATGCATTGCTTTAGTTGTGGATTTCGTGGTAATATATTTACTCACTTCGGAACTGCCCCTACTGCCAAAGAAGTAAGACTTCATAAAGTACGGCAAAAAGTAGAGAGTATACGCTCCGAAAATGTGGGTCTAAAAATACCTGAGAAGGCCACTAGGTTTGTAGGATCTTTTCGTGGAATAAGCGCGGAGACTCTAACAGAGTTTGAAGCATTTACTCACTTTGAGAAATCGTACGCAGGACGTTTAGTATTTCCTATACGAGATATTACAGGAAAAATACGCGTATTCCTCGGTCGAGCAATGGATAATACAGTAGAACCAAAATATATGATCCATCCTCGTGGTAGTAAGATGCCCTTGTTTCCTTCTTATCCAGAAATAACAGAAGGGCAGATTATATTAGTAGAAGGCATTTTTGATGCTCTTAATCTTATAGATAAGGGTCTTAGAAATGTTGTTTGCTGTTTTGGAACAAACAATATGGATATTTATAAAGTATCCCTATTAAAAATATTAGGAGTAAAAGGTATACACATCTTCTTTGACGGAGATAGCGCAGGACAGGCCGCAGCAGAAGGCGTAGCAGATTTATGCAATGAAGCTAGTATCCAGTCAGATGTGTTACCTATTGCTACAGGAACAGACCCCGGAGATTTGACTCGGGAAAGGGTAGAAAACTTAAAGGAATTTTTATATGGCTAATGTGGCACTTGTAGAAAAAGTACCTAGCAAAACAGACTTTGTTAGGCATTTTTCAAATGAGTTTCAGTTTGACAGATTTTCTTTATGTTCAGATAGGACAAAAAAGAAGATACTCAAACGTGACGTAGATATTGAAATGGATACGGATGAGTATGATTTTGTTATCCTTGTAGGCTCAGAAGCCTTGCAACACTATACAAAAGAACGTTCTATTACAGAGCACTGTGGTAGGCTCATTCAGGATAAATTTATTCCTGTTATTAATCCGGGCATGCTAGCTTTTAAACCAGAAGCTAGAGAGACCTGGGATGATGCATTGGATAAACTTAAGAAGTATATATCTGGAGAACTTACATCTGTCAAGATTGACGAAACTAAGTTTTACGGTATTACAGATACTGCCGAGGCATTGGCGTGGGTAAAAGAAGCCAGGGCTAGTATCTCTACGCATATTGCAGTAGATACTGAAACAACAGGACTATATCCCCGTGATGGGTATATTCTGGGTATTAGTATGGCAGTAGATGAAGATACTGCTGTGTATATTAGTACAGATTGTATTGATGATGAAATAGTCAGTGAAATACAGGCTATATTTAGAGAAAAACAAGTAATAATGCACAACGCTAAGTTTGACTTAGCAATGCTTGAGTATCATTTTAACTTTGAGTTCCCCACCATAGATGACACGATGTTAATGTCCTATATGCTGAATGAACTTCCAGGAAATCATGGTCTTAAGCAGTTAGCAATTAAGCATACTCCCTACGGAGACTACGAGAAGCCGATGTACGACTTCATAGATGATTATTGTCGTAGGAATGGTATGCTTAAAGGTGATTTTACTTGGGATATGATTCCTTTTGATCTAATACAAGTATACGCTGCTATGGATGCCTGTGTAACATTACGAATATTTAATGTTTTCACAGAAGAGCTAAATAAAGACCCACAGATCCGTAGAGTCTATAAAAATCTACTTATTCCTGCCATGCGTTTTCTAAAAGATGTGCAGGAAACAGGAGTCCCGTTTGACAGAAAAAGACTAGAAGTTTCTCAGAATCTTATGGAAGATGACATACAAAAGGCTATACAGCTTTTGGAGAGACACGAAGAAGTACAGAATTTTCAAGACTTTCAGGACAAGGATTTCAACCCGAACAGTACCGTTCAACTACGAAAGTTATTGTTCGATTTTATAGGGCTTCAGCCCACAGGTAAAAAGACAGGGACTGGTGCTCATTCTACCGATGCTGAAGTTCTTCAAGAACTAGGAGAAGTAAATGAGGTACCAAAACTCATTCTCGATATTAGGCAGAAGAGCAAGATCAAGAATACTTATCTTGATAAGATCATTCCGCAACTGGATCGCGACTCCCATCTCCGTACCAATTTTAATCTTCATGGTACTACTTCTGGGCGTCTTAGCAGTTCCGGCAAACTAAATATGCAACAAATCCCTCGTGACAATCCAATCGTCAAGGGGTGTATTAAAGCAAAAGAAGGACACCAAATAGTTGCAATGGATTTAACTACCGCAGAAGTATATGTGGCAGCAATCCTCGCAAAAGATAATAAGCTGCAAAATGTATTTAGACAAGGAGGCAACTTCCATAGTACAATCGCTAAAACAGTATTTCATCTTCCATGTGAAGTAGAAGAAGTAGCAGAATACTACTCTGTTAAGCGACAAGCAGCAAAAGCCGTAACATTTGGAATTATGTATGGCGCAGGGCCAAATAAAATATCACAACAAGTCACAAAAGACTCAGGAACCTATTTTAGCCTTAGTGAAGCACAAGAAGTAATTAATGATTACTTTGGAGAGTTTTCAAAGCTAAAATATTGGTTGGAGAATATGAAAGATGAAATTCAACGTAAAGGATATATTTACTCTATTTTTGGCCGCAAGCGCAGGCTTCCTAATGTGTTTAGCAGTGATAAAGGAATCGCCTCCCATGAAGTACGAAGTGGTATTAACTTCCTCGTGCAGTCCACAGCATCCGACATAAATTTGTTGGGAGCTATAGAAATGAATGAACACATAAAAGAACACGGCTTGAAGAGTAGAATCTTTGCTCTTGTGCACGACTCGGTTCTCGCAGAAGTGCCTGAGCATGAGATTGATTACTATCAAGATAAACTAAAATACTTCGTTCAGAAACCCCGTGAAGGTTGTATGATAGAAGGAGCCCCTGTAGGCTGTGACTTCGATGTTGGTGATGATTACAGCTTTGGGAAATTTGAGAAGACGTATGGAGAGATGGTTGGTTAGATGGAAATGGTTTTACGAAATACTCGGCGTAATTACTTGTTGTTTCATTATGGCTAACATATTAATAGGATGGTCTTAGGACAGTTAACATTCCCTTTATTTATTTTGCCTCAGGATGCAGACATCGAAGAAATTGATGGAATTTTATTCGCCGATGGAAAGTGTTTGGACGATAGAAATATAAAAGCGGACAGGTTAGGAGTAAGGAGACTACAGACTTCTTACCCTAGCCTGTATCCGTTACAAAAAGCAGTGCACGATATACCTTCTCTACTCAAGTCTTCAGCTAAAAGATTTATTAATGAAGCAGGAGAGGTATTTTCGTACGAAAAAACTAAGATGGCGGATTTAAAATATCATCTAATAAAGAAAGTACAGACTAGGAATATTGCTAGTATTGTATGGATAGAAGATATTAATTTCCCCTTTACAGTACCTAGGCCTCCAGAAGCAAGTATGAGGTATGCAGGTATACTATATGAGAAAACATACCCGTGGTTATTGTATGAATTTTCAGAACAACGAAAAAAGGATACAAAACGAAAAATATGAATATATTCGTATTAGACAATGATTTAGACAAATGTGCAGAGTATCACGTAGATAAACATGTAGTAAAGATGCCTTTAGAGGCAGCACAAATGCTTTGTACTACACACTGGATAGAGAAGTATCTAGGATATATTCCTAGAAAGCTAACCAAAGAAGAGTTAAAAACTCTACGAGAGAGAAAGAAAAATGAACCAAGAGACTTCCCCTACTTACCCACGATGGAAAATCATCCTTGTACTATCTGGAGCCGCACTAGCCTTGATAATTATGAATGGCTTTTTTGTTATGCACTCGCTCTTAACGATGAGTACGGATACCGCTACAACAAAAGCCATAAATCAGTGCATTCAGTCATCCTTAGCCTACCCGAACTTTATTCAATACCAAGACTCGGCCTCACTCCATTTGCATTGGCTATGCCAGAACAGCTACAGGGACAAGATGCTGTTGCATCATATAGAAGATTCTACCATAAAGATAAAGCCACCTTCGCAACTTGGAGATGTCGAGAAAAGCCACCGTGGTGGGTAGAAGAAGAAGCTAATTATGGACAACGGATAACGAGATGAAATTTATACAACGAGATTCTCCCTGGAGAGCTATAGTAAATAAACTAATACAAGGAGGAGGAACTACTCGGACCTTAAGAAAAGGCAAGGAAGCTATAGGGCAAGGTGCCTTATGTATTTTTATGACACAAAGCCTTAATAAAGTGCTAGAAGATGCTTATTATAAAGCAGTAAACGAAATAAAAATTAATGAAGATGATATTATATTTCACCAAGAAGTAAAGGAAATCATTCCAGAACATACAAATTTTAAAGGAAAACTAATAATTGCCAGTAAACACCCTACTTACTGTAAAGTGCTAGCACAAGTTATATTACTAGCAAGAGCGGACGAAATTCCAGTAGTTTTTGTTTGGGATGAATACGATACTGATTGTGCGGGCTATGAATTTATTAGTGGCAGCGTTAAAAAGGATATTAATCTTAATGCTCTCAGTGAGGCAGCTGATTATGTTTATTGCGTAAGTGCAACTAACTTTGCAGGAGTATTAACAGATTGGGAGTGGAACGAAGTAATAGATCTTTCAGTAGGGCGTGAATACTTAGGTTTTGAAGATTTGGAGTTTTTTACAGTAACAAAAGAACATTTAGAAGAACTTACATGTGGAAATATAACTCCTGCAATCTCTACGTTTTTAAAAGATCGTTACAGTGAAGGAGTTCTCATTCGTGTAGATAGAGAAAGAGCTAAACACGAAGATATGAAAGAGAATATAGAAAAACAATTAAACTTAAAAGCAACTATTATAAATACAGATAATAATGATGTATCACCTAGAGATGTTAAAGGAATTCTTATTGCAAACGGTTCTGTGCCTCGCGCTATTACTCTTCCTAGTATTCATCACGAAATAGTTGCTTTTAGTGGTGAGACCCCTCAAAATACTATTATACAAAGTCTTAGAATATTAGGCTACGGCAAAAAATTAAAAACTAAAAACTATATTTTATGTGATGAAACGGACAAACAAAAGTTAATAGTAGCACATAAAGTAGACAAAGATATAAGAGAAAAAAATATTTTGAAACAATCAAAAAAAGAAAGAGATAACTGGTTAAAAACATATGAGTTTCCTAACGGATTTAATGCTATATCTCGGGATAAAAATAATCACTATCTTAAAACAGGGGTGAAACACGAAAAATTAAGTCCTCTCTTTAAAAATTTAGCTGAAGATATAATTAAAGGTATGGACGTACCTATACTGGATTCAAAAATAACACAAAAAAAGTTAGAACAATTAACAAAGCGTAAAAACGCGGGGGCTTATGAAGGGTTTTGGACTGCGGATATTTTAGTTAGTAATGTCTCAAATACTCATCCCCAGCAAATGGTTCGTTCTATGGAACGTAGGAAGTATATTCCAATTCCAGATTATATAAACGGCAACTATGTAAAAGCTAAGAGAGGAAATCCAAACCAGGGGATATGGGACTTGTCATATCGATCTAAATTTGACTATAGCTCTGCCAAGGCAGTAGCCACACTAAATCCTAATGGAACTTACAACGTATGGCATACGTTAAATCAACAAGATATGGTACGCTTAAATAGTACGGCCTATACCCACGAGAGGGACATGTGAAAGCAGTAGTTTCTGATAAAATATACATGAATATAGATCCAGAGAGTCAAGCTCTAATAGATAAAGAGTTGACATACTCTATACCTTCATATAATCCTCTTGATCCGCCTACTATTATTAAGAATATGGGGCTTATTAAGCAGGGTATGATAACAGTTCCGACGGGTCGATTTGATTTAGTACCTGAGGGGTATGAAATATCGGATAAAAGAACGCTTGCGCCGACCACCTTCCCAAAGTTTCGCTACGAGTTACGTGCGAGTCAAAAAGACGTATATGACGCAGTTGAAGACAATTGTATAATTAACGCTTGGGTAAGCTGGGGCAAGACATTTACAGGTTTAGCTATTGCTAGTAAACTCAAGCAGAAAACATTAGTAATTGTTCATACTGTAGCACTAAGAAGTCAGTGGGAACGTGAAGTAGAAAAAGTATTTGGAATTAAACCTGCCATAATAGGTAGTGGTAAATTCGACCTAACAGGTCCAATTGTCATAGGCAATGTACAAACACTCACAAGGCGAGTACCCGACATAGCTAATGAATTCGGGACAATCATACTTGATGAGATGCACCATGTATCGTCTCCGACGTTTAGGAAAATTATCGATAAGTGTCGTGCACGGTACAAGATTGGATTGTCAGGAACAATTGAGAGAAAAGATGGAAAGCATGTCGTATTTAGGGATTATTTTAGCCCTACAGTTTACTTTCCACCTAAAGAAAATTATATGCCGCCTAGAATAAATATCATTCATTCAGATATACGATTTCTAGACGGTGGTGGTACTCCTTGGGCTAAAAAGATAAATCATCTTGCTTATAATGAAGAGTATCAACATGAAGTAGCAATCATAGCTGCAACTTATGCTGCAAAAGGGCATAAAGTTTTGGTAGTAGGAGATAGAGTAGAGTTCTTAAAGAAGTGTGCCAATTTAGTGGGGGACAGTGCTATTGTTATAACTGGAGAAATTCCGCACGAGGAAAGGCCCGCTATGATGGAAAGAATAAATAAAGATAAAAATGTATTGTTTGGCACACAATCAATATTTTCAGAAGGAGTGTCTTTAGATGCACTAAGTTGCCTTGTGCTTGGTACTCCTGTAAACAATGATCCTTTGTTGACGCAATTAATAGGTCGTGTCATAAGAATAAAAGAAGGGAAAAAAGACCCTGTAATTGTGGACATTAATTTAAAAGGCAATACCGCTAGAAAACAAGCTAATAATCGTACGGGGTATTACATGAAGCAGGGATATGAAATCAAAAACATATAGAAAAATAGTTCTTGACATTCCCTGCCTACTTTGATATAATATATGGTACTTTACAACTGGAAAAAGATAGTAAAGAAAACAGGTGGCAAAACCAAACATATTTTTGCTATAATGCATTGGTTAACTTTTAAGACGGTTCCTTTGGATAACAAAGATATACTTTACAAGTATTTCGACGAAAGTTTTAATGGAGATTCTTTTTTAACAAATGCAGAACCCCTGTTTCATGATAGATTTAACTACAGTACTTCAGAGATAATGCAGTATTTTTCTCTAGCAAGTTATCGTAGTTTTGCTCAGTACGTGCATGAACGTACTATAACACTAGACTTGCTTCACTCTCGGGTGGAGGAAGACGCAATTGACAGCAACAGACTTCTTACTTTAGAGGATGGACTTATCCACTTTAAGTATGAAGACGCAAGGAGAAAAATATGGCTCTAAAATTTGGAGACGCAAAAGGTTCCGCCCAGAAATCATCCCTAGTACAGTATCAGTACGTGGATGGAGACAATAGTGTACGAATGGTGGGAGATATCCTTCCCCGATATGTATACTGGGTTACGGGCGACAACAATAAAAACATTCCTATGGAATGCTTAGCATTTAATCGAGACTCTGAGACTTTCGATAATGTTGATACAGATTGGGTTAGGAAATTCCATCCCGAAAAGAAGTGCGGCTGGGCATATGCTATTCAGTGCATTCATAACGGAGAGGTTAAAATTCTTAATCTCAAGAAAAAATTGCTTGAGCAAGTAATGTTGGCAGCGGAGGAACTTGGTGATCCCACGGACCCCGAAACCGGCTGGGATATTAACTTCAAGAGAGTTAAAACTGGCCCTAACGTGTATAACGTTGAGTACCAGCTTCAAGCACTTAAATGCAAAGTTCGCTCTTTAGATAAAGACGAGCAAAAATTGGTCGAAGGACTAAAATCTATGGAAGAACTTCTTCCTCGTCCTACTCCAGACTCTCAACGAGAGTTCTTGGAAAATGTTAGCCGAGGCTCTGCGGATGTCCCTAGCGACGTCGAGGAAGAGCTTAAAGAGGATCTACCTTACTAATGAGTATACTGTTTACTGCCGACTGGCACTTGAAAGTAGGCCAGAAAAACGTTCCACAAGAATGGGCACGTAAACGGTACTCTATGTTTTTTGAAAAGATACATTCTCTTGAGAAAGATATTGATCTTCACGTGATTGGAGGGGACTTGTTTGATCGAGTTCCTACCATGACCGAGTTAGAGTTATACTTTGAGTTCATCAGTGGCGTGGGGGTACGTACCCTTATATACGACGGAAATCATGAAGCCACTAAAAAACATCAAACTTTTCTAACACAATTGAAAAAAGCATCTAAGGAGGTGAATCCATTAATAGAGGTGGTAGACTCTATCTACAATGAAGATCGATTCGGGGTGCTCCCCTATTGTGAGCTACACGGAGATTGGCATGCTAAAGACTTTAACATAAGGCAGCCACTGTTTACTCACGTACGGGGAGCTATCCCACCTCATGTAACTCCAGAAGTAGATCTTAAAAGATTTGCTCCTTTTCCTGTTATATTTGCGGGAGATTTACATAGTCACACAAATACACAACTAAATATTGTATATCCTGGTAGTCCTATGACTACACAGTTTCATCGTACTCTAGTAGAGACAGGATATATAATCATACATGAAGACAGTTGGGACTGGCACAAATTCGACCTACCACAACTACTTAGAAAAACTGTTACTTCAGAAGAGGGGATGGTGCCTACAGACTACCATCATACTATATATGAATTAGAAGGGGATATGGCAGACTTATCTGCGGTAGCCAACACAGAACTTTTAGATAAAAAAGTTATTAAAAGAAAGACAGAGACCGCACTTCTTCTTGATAAAGAAATGACTATAGAAGAAGAATTAGTAGAATATCTGAGTTATATTCTAGAGTTAGACGACACTAAAGTGAAGGATGTATTAAGTACTTTTCATGATTACTCTAAAGAAATTGCAGTGGGATAATTGTTTCAGTTATGGTAGTAATAATTCAATAGATTTAAATGATACTACAGTAACACAGCTTTTAGGAAAAAATGGTGCAGGAAAATCTTCAATACCTCTTATTTTAGAAGAGGTACTTTTCAACAAGAATTCCAAAGGCATTAAGAAAGCTGAGATTCAGAACCGAGAATATAACAAGGGGTATAACATATTCCTTGATTTTTCTGTGGAGAATGAAAAGTACCGAGTAGAAGTACGAAGAAGTAGAGGAACAATTAAAGTAAAGTTGTTTCAGGGCAAGGAAGATATATCGAGCCATACAGCTACAAATACTTATAAAACGTTAGAAGGAATTCTTGGTCTTGACTTCAAAACCTTTTCTCAATTAGTATATCAGAGTACAAATGCTAGTTTACAGTTTTTGACAACTACGGATGCTAATCGAAAAAAGTTTTTGGTAGACTTATTTGGTGTTGAAGAATATGGTAAATATTACGAGGTGTTTCGAGAAGTTTCCAAAGAGATTAATACTAAGCTAACAGCGTTTTCAGCCAAGTCAGATACTATATTAAAATGGCTCGAAGATAATAAATTGGAGACTACCAATATACTACCCGAGTTAAATTTACCAAAAATCTCGGAAGAAGACGAGACGCAATTACGTTCTTTACGATTAGATTTTGAAAATATTTCCGAAAAAAACAAAAAAATTAGAGAAAATAATACATACAAAGAACTACTTTCTAAAATATCTCCTACCGACTTCACGCTAGTAGGAGAGGAAGAAGAAGGAATTCAGGAAACCGAGGATTTAACATTATTCCTGGGTAGGGCGAGACTAAAAATTGATGAAGCCGCCCAAGAGCTTAAGCATTTAGATAAGCTAGACAAGGAGTGCCCGACATGCCATCAGGAGGTAGATCGTACAGTAATTCAAAGCCTAAGAAGCCAAAGCCAGCTAAAAAGCCAAAACGCGGAAAGCGAGGCAAAAAGTCTTGAGCAAGATATAACCAGAAGGAAAGGGCTTAATCTTATTATTAGAAATAAGCAAAAAATGCAAAGAGACTTTGAAGAGCTATTCACTAAAATGGATAGCTCTTTACCTTCGCAGGTTTTAGATGCTAATGAGTTAAACAGTGGTATCTCTGAACTTAAACTTAAAATCTCAAGGGCAAGAGAGGAACTGCAGGAGGTTATAAATGAAAATTCGAAAAGACAAAAGCACAACACAAGAATCCAAGTCATACTCGAACAAACAGAAGAATTTGAACGAGAACTTGAAAAGATTACGGAAGGACTATCTGAACAAGAAAAGATCTCGACGAACTTAGAGGTTCTTAAAAAAGCTTTTTCTACAAACGGGCTAATAGCTTATAAGCTAGAAAACTTAGTTAAAGAGTTTGAGGATTTAACTAACGAGTACTTGGCTGAACTTAGCGATGGCCGTTTTAATATAAATTTTGTTGTTGAAAACGATAAGTTAAATGTATCGCTTTCGGACAACGGAAATACAGTAGATATCCTTGCACTCAGTAGTGGTGAGTTGGCGAGGGTGAATACTGCTACTCTAATATCTATACGAAAATTAATGAGTAGTATCTCTAAAAGTAGGATAAATGTTCTCTTTTTAGATGAAGTTATAAATGTACTAGACGAAACAGGTAGGGAAAAATTAGTAGAGGTTCTCTTAACAGAAGAAGGACTTAATACTTATATAGTTTCCCATGGCTGGACACACCCACTTTTAGAAAAAGTAGAGGTTATAAAAGAGTCCAAAATAAGTAGGTTAGAATGACGATAACATATAAAATGGCGGAATCCTTAGCAGATGTCACTGAAAATTTTGAGTATCTATCTGATACGAAACAGTTTCAAGCAAGGGACGCTTGGTATATTATGAAAGAAGCTCCCTATATCGGGGACTGCGAAGATTATGCTCTTACAGTTCTTTATAATATCTGTAATAGAAAGATATTCATGATGGCGTTGAGTCTCTTAATAGGAAGGAGTAAGATTTGTTTTACTATATCTCCTAGTGGAGGAGGTCACGCAGTTCTTCGGCATAGAGGTTTATATACTGATAACTGGCAAAAGAAGTGGTTAACTAAGCAGGAGTATATAGATAAAGATTACGTCTTTCATAAAACATGGTTTTGGGGTAATACTACTTTGATTAAAGTGTATCAGGGATATAAAATTTCCCGAAGAAAGGAGAAAGAGAGTTGAGTCCTGAAAAAGTATATAATACAATCCTAAGTTGTTTTACTGAGGGAGAGTATATTACGGCAAGAGAGATAACTCAAATACTACGGCGAAGAGAAGAGGTTGAGATTGCAACAAACTTACCGTGGCAAGTGCGGTATCTTTTAACAGACCTTCACGACAAGAATAGATTAGAGTATGATAGCAAAACCGCTTCATATAAACGAAAGGAGAAGGACAATGGTTGATTCCCGAGCAAAGGGAGCCCAGGGTGAGAAGCAACTAAAAGAAATATTGAGAAAGCATACGGGACTTCCTTTTGAAAGAGTTCCTATGTCTGGGGCATTACCCTTTATGAAGGGTGATTTATTTATCCCAGATACTGCGATGAATTACTGTATAGAAGTAAAATTCTATAAAAATTCTCATTTTGATGACAAAGTGTTAACTAATAAGTCAAATGAGTTTACTAGGTGGTGGGACCAAGCCATCCGACAAGCAAAAACAGCGGGCAAAAAGCCTGTATTGTTTTTTAAGTACAATAGGTCTAAGTTCTTTGTTGTAGTTCGCGATGAGCCTATTAGAACTAAGAAGTATATGTATGTAGGACACTTGGGTTGCTATGTTATGCTAGCAGAAGAGTGGTTAATAAACGAGAAACCGAGATTTATAAATGGCGAAAACGTTTCAGAGCTTGAAGACACGAGACAAAAGAAGAGTATTAATAGTTGATGCCCTAAACCTGGGCTTTAGATGGAAACATCAAAATAGAACAGACTTCTCAGAAGATTATATCAAAACTGTAAATTCTTTCGCTTCCTCTTATGGGTGCGGAACGATTATTATGACCTGTGATAAAGGTAGCAGTAGGTATAGGAAAGAAATCTATCCAGAGTACAAAATGGATAGGAAAGAGCGGTACGAGAAACAGACAGACCAAGAGAAAGAAGCTTTTCAAAGATTCTACGATGAAATGCATTATACTCTTAGATGTCTGGAAGAGACATGTATAGTGTTGCAATATGATGGCGTAGAAGCAGATGATATTGCAGGATACTTATGCAAGTCTATAGATGCTGATGATATCTGGTTAATAAGTTCTGACAGAGATTGGGACTTATTAATTAGAAAAGGAGTATCAAGGTTCTCTTATGTAAATAGAACAGAGACTACAGTGGGGAACTGGAAAAGCTCCCATGATTTCGAAATTGATGACTATATTACAATTAAATGCCTAACTGGCGACAGTGGGGACAACATTCCAGGTATTCCAGGAATCGGTCCAAAACGCGCAGCCACTCTGGTATCCCAATATGGAACTCTTTTTGATATCTACGATGCTTGCCCTATAAATAGCAAGTATAAATATATTCAAAGTTTGAATGAGCACAAAGAAGTGCTTCTGAGAAACTTTGATATCATGGACTTACAATCATATACCAATGAAGCTATTGGTACAGAGAATATAGCAGATATAGACCAAAAATGTGCTATTATATAAGGATATCAAATTGCAACTAAACTATACAAGGGACGAATTACTACCGGAGTTTAGTATAAAAACTCTAAATGATAGATACTTGTTAGAGAATGAGAATTCTCCTCAAGAGGCTTTCGCACGTGCGGCGAGAACTTTTTCTGACGACGATGAAATGGCACAAAGATTGTATGATTACTCAAGCCAGCTATGGTTTATGTTCTCTACTCCAGTTCTTTCAAATGGAGGAAGTAGTAGAGGATTGCCAATCAGTTGTTTCCTAAATTATGTAGGAGACAGCCGTGGCGGGATTGCAGGGCATTATACTGAAAATGCATGGCTTTCGTCCGTGGGCGGAGGTATTGGAGGATATTGGGGAGATATAAGAAGTGTTGGATCTAAAACAAGTCACGGAAGTGAAAGTACAGGAGTTATACCTTTTCTAAAAGTTGTTGACGCTGAAATGCTCGCATTTAGTCAAGGAGTAACTAGGAGAGGAAGCTATGCGGCATATTTACCAATCAACCATCCTGAGATTGAGGAGTTTCTTGATGTACGGAAACCCACAGGAGGCGATATTAATCGTAAGTCTATTAATTTGCATCATGCTGTCATAATATCGAATAAGTTTATGGAACTTATCGCAAATGCTACAAGTACTGAAGGATTTGATGATAGCTGGGATTTAATAGACCCACATTCGGGGGAAATTAAAAAGACTGTTTCTGCAAAAGTATTATGGATAAAGATTATCCAGAATCGAGTAGAAACTGGCGAACCCTACATAATGTTTGAAGATACTATAAATGATGCGCTCCCAGAGTTTCAAAAAGCTCTTGGGCTAAAAGTTCATCAAAGCAACTTATGTAGTGAGATTACTCTCCCTACTGACGATACGAGAACAGCAGTGTGTTGTCTATCGAGTGTAAACTTGGAGAAATTCGATGAGTGGTCAACTTGCGAAACTTTTATTCCTGACCTTATACGCATGCTTGATAATGTTATCGAGTATTTTATCACGAATGCGCCAGATGAGTTGGCGCGTGCGAGATTTTCTGCGTCTCAAGAAAGATCAATTGGGCTCGGGGCCATGGGTTTTCACGCCTACTTACAGAAACGTGGAATACCATTCGAAAGCGCTATGGCAAAGAGTTTTAACCTTCGGGCATTCTCGCACATTAAGAATGAGGCATCCCGAGCTACTAGAGATTTGGCAGCAGAGCGTGGAGAATGCCCAGATAGCAAGTGGTTCAGCGGCGGTGTTCGTAACGCTCATCTGCTTGCCATTGCTCCTAATGCTTCTAGCAGTATTATTTGTGGCAATACTTCTCCCAGTATTGAGCCTTATCGCGCTAATGCATTTACTCAGAAAACTAAAACCGGGAGTGCCCTCCTAAAGAACAAATTTTTAGAAGGTATACTTGAAACGAAAGGCGAGAATACAGAGGAGACTTGGAAATCCATTATTACGAATAACGGATCAGTACAGCACCTTGATTGTTTAAGCCAGTATGAGAAAGATGTGTTTAAGACAGCGGTAGAAATTGATCAGAAATGGGTTGTAGAACACGCAGCAGATAGGCAAGAACATATTTGTCAAGCACAGAGTGTAAATATGTTTTTCCCCGCTGATGTTTCAAAACAAGAACTACATAATGTACATTTAATGGCTTGGAATCGAAAGTTAAAAACTTTGTATTATCTAAGGAGTGAGGCTTTGAAAAGAGCTGAGACTATCTCTGATGAGAAACTACGAGAGTACATTTTTGACTTTGATGATGAAGAAGCCTGCTTAGCGTGTGAGGGATAATGGTAGATCAATTATTGGCAGATTATTTTGCCGCAGAATTAGGATTTTCAGAATATGCCCCTGTTGTTGATGGTATAGCCATGACTACAGATGGAGTAGGAACTAAGCTATTAATAGCAGAACACTTTAACATATTCGATACAGTCGGTATAGATTTAGTCGCAATGTGTGCTAATGACCTGCTTTGTGCGGGGGCGGAGCCTACCTGCTTTATGGATTATTATGCCACAGGAGACTTAGATTTAGGTAAAAGTTTTGAGATACTATCAGGAGTAAATGAAGGGTGTAAAATAGCTGGAGCAAAATTAGTTGGGGGAGA